CTCATCGCTTATTTTAGCCATAAGGTCTTCTTGACGTACCGCTACCAGTTCCATGCCGTTAAGCCGGAAAGGAGTACCTATGCTCTTGTGGTGAAGTACACTATCAGACTTTTTCACTTGGTCATAGTTAGCGTTCACCTCGTACACGTCGCTCACTCGAACGTTCTCGTTTCTCGTTGACGGCAGGATAAGTCCGGATGCCGTTTTCTCTTCAATGATTCTCGTGTCTTGAAGAATAACGTAATTGTTAATCGGGATTAAT